ACTCAACAGAATCATTTTCATTGTATTGTCCTTTCCTTATCTTTTCCGCAAGTAGCATGATTCGATTATCAACCGCATCCTCATACCCCTCAATAACCTCCTGTTCATTGTAAGGATACTTATTCTCATCCCTCTCAAGAACAATTGAACTGTCCTCAAGCGTATCTCCTTTACGAGAGCTTTCGGCTTCGTCAAAACTCTGCGATGCGGCACTTATACCGTTCTCTCTATCATTCTGCCCCGAATAAAAAGCCGAATTCAAAAGAGCCACACCGCCCCCCTTGACCGACTTCGGAAAATTCTCAAGATAATAAGAATTTGCCGCCTGCGCCTGCTCGAGCGTCAAACCGTTTCTTCCGGCTTCATAAAACTTCGAAAATCCCTCGATTGCTTCATCATCCAGTGCGGATCCGACTTCACTTTTGAATTTTTCAAACTGCTTTTTTCCGTTTTCGCCGAAACTGTACATTGTGGTGGGAGTTTCTTCCGAAGTTTTTGCAAATGACTCAAGTTGACTTATTATCGCCGATGCCGACTCTTTTTGCTCTACTGTTGCATCCTCAAGTGCAAGGGTAGCATAAGCACCCTCCATCATTCTGTCAGCAAGATTGCCTATAACGATAGGCCTCTGCTTCGCACCATCTTTGAAATAGCCTTTATCGGAATACCTTTTATAAAGCTTTCCTACGGAAGAATCTTCGGGATAAGCCGCAGCCATATCCAACACTTTTGCCGCATTTCCTTTTTGAGCAACAGAAATCCCGTAAGATATTTTGTTGCTACGATCAGCAATCGTACTTCCGAGAGCGGGCGCACCGGACATCACTCCCGAAGAAAACAACGTACCGCCCGCTATATCCGCATACTTTTTACCCCAATCCCAAATAGTCTCACGCAGAGCATCTTCTTTCGAAAGCCCGTCTACCATATAGTTGTCAATACTTAATTGCCAATTGCTGAGATCTTCGGCAATGAGCGCATCTGCAAAATCATTGACAGCCTCTGTGGAAAGTTCTCCCACAAGCTCGGTTTTGATGTGGTTTGCAGCGTAAGGTAAAAAACCCTTTTTAAGTGTGTTGCCATCAAAGAAAGAATCAAAAGTTTTGCTTTCAAAGAATGTCTCCGCACCTGCGGAAATGAGTCCGAGAGCAATAGCTTCACCACCGGATAAACCGCGTTCCGAAGCATCACGAGCTGTGCTTGAAAAAGAGCCTAAACTCTGCACACCTGTTGTAATTATCTTGCTTGCAGTACCACCCGCACCAAAACCGCCAAGAGCCATAGCAGTAGTATTGTCGGCAAGATTCATGCCGTGACGATAGAAAAACTTTCCTATGGGATTATTGATATTTTCTTCGGCTGTAGATCTTATCTGATCATTTGTCCTTGACACGGCGTAAAGTGAATTGTTCGGGTCGATTCTTCCGTTGTCAATCGCATCTTCAACTGTCGCAATTGCTTCCAATGTGGCATATAACGGTTTTTGAAAAATCGTTTGTATACTTGCTCCAATCGGATCAGAAGAAGCATATGCGACTGCTTTCTCTTTTTCGGTTTTCGACCTTCTCGCACGAAGTATTGCATCAAGAGTAGAAAGATACTCTGATGCTTTTTTAGCGTCGCTTGTTTCAAAAATATAATTGTATACGGCTCTTTCATCATCCGTAAGATAATCGTATTTTAATTCTTCTATGACTTTAGTGTCAGTACCAACAGGGTATAGTGATATTATAAACTCTCGTGCCTTTTTATCGCCGTTGATAATATTATAGGTAACATTATCATAATTGTCCGCAGTTTGTTTGTTGCTTAATGTATTATACGAATATCCAATCTCTTTTATCTGCGAGGCACTCTTTTCCTCAAAATCCGCATTTTTCTTTGCCGCCGTTTCGATTTCATTTTTGATCGCGCCGTTATATAATTCTTCCCAAGTTATATCGCCATCGGGAGAAGAAATAGCAACACCATTCTTTTTGTTTTCAATTGCCGCCTCGATTTCCGGTATGCTGTCAAACCCCACGCTATCGAGATAATCGACTAAATCATTCCGAGCTTTACGATTATTTCTGCCACGACCGCGGGAATGCGATGTATCAGAATATTCATCCGCGTCCACATCATCTTCCCTTTCGGATTCATCCCGCAATCTTCTTGCTTCAGCGAGAACGCCTTCAAGATAAGTTGTATCAGCATCATTTGCAGACAATGCTTGTATCTCCTTAGATGAAAATGTACCATAGTACATCTGCTCCAATACCGCCGCATTCTCCGCATAATACTCCGGATACTTCGTCTTAATCATCTCAAGGTTGTCCTCTGCCATCCGTCTCGCTTTTGCAATACTTTCTTCCGAAGCACCCTGTTCAACTCTCTTGTTGTATGTTGAAATATTGTTTGCAAAGAATCCCGCAAGTTTACCCGCACCGTCCATTGTCGCCTTATCGGTATTCTCTTCATACGCCGTTTTCAATCTGCCCTTCAGTGAATTGACCTCTTCCGAAAAGTATTTGTATCCCGTGTTTCTCTGAAGTGTACCCTCATCACTTATGGCGTACCTCAGATAGTCCTGATAAGTCAAGTCGCCATTACCTTTTCTTCTATTCCACTCATGCTCGGTCATTATACCTGCGGCGGATGAATCCCCCTTTGTTTGAAGGTACTTGACCGCATCCGAGTATGTCGAAACGGTACTTGGGTTTATAGCGGGAGCATTGCCCCCACCATTGCCGTATTTATTTTTCCAATTATCCAAAGCGGTATTCGACGTTGTTTGGGTATTACCCGGCTTTGTCTGAGTAGTATTTGTTTTTGTTTGTGTAGTATTTGCTTTTGTTTGTGTATTGCCCGGCTTTGTTTGAGTATTTCCACCACTCTTGCCGTATTTGCTTTTCCACTTATCATACGCGCTTTTTGCCATATGCACATTCCTTTCTGCTATTTTGGAAGTCACCTTTCACGATACTCATTGAACCACTTTGTATAAACACCCAAATCTATTAAGCCTGTTGTTCTCGCTTCATTCAACGCGTGTTTAACACCCTTTAATCCGTCTTCTTCATATATATCGTCCAAAATATCTTTCATATCGCCAAGATAATACGTGTCATCTGCAGGCTCTTCCTTAGGTTTTTCGCCACCCTTAGGTTTTTCGCCACCCTTAGGTTTTCCGCTACCCTTAGGTTTTATAACCTCAGGCTCTTCCTCCGGCTCAACCACTTCGGCGATCATAGGTCCTACCCACCCGGCTCCGGCTATAGGCTGAGTCATTATTCCAAACGGAAGATTCAAACCACCGTTTGCCGCGGCTATCGCTTTCAACTCGGCATACGGATCATTTTTGTTAACCTCGGGATCATCCCCCTCAGCAGGATCTTCGCCCTCAACAGGATCTTCGCCCTCAACAGGATCCTCACCATCAGCAGGGTCCTCACCATCAGCAGGATCCTCACCCTCTGCGGGATCTTCGCCCTCAGCGGGATCGGTCGGTATTTTGATATATCTGTTTTCCGTAGGTGTAGGTTTGGTTATTGTAGGCGGGGATTCCGGATTCTGACCGTAAGGAGTGATACCAAGCGCCGAAAGCTTCGAATAGTCGCCGAACTGCGCCGCCAAAAGAGCATCCTCACGAAGCTCGCCCTTTTTCCAGTATTCTTCCATCTTAGCAATCTGTGCATCGGTAAATCCCGCATCCTTAAAGCCTGAAAAATCACCGAACATTGCCATATACTGAGCCTTCGCGAATGCCTTTTCAACTTCCTTTTCGGAAACTCCTTTTGCATGCGCCTCATTGAGTGCCGCAACAACCGCCTCTGTAAATCCGTATTTGTCCGCAATTTCCGGATTATCTCTGAGCACACTGTAATCACCGGTTGCCTGTGCGATTTCCATCAAACGGCTGATCGAATCCATGTCACGACCATATGCGGTCTCATCGTTATATCTTGCATCCGCAACGGCATCACGCTCGTCACGGTATGCAATTTCATCGGCGTATCGAGCATCCGCAACGGCATCACGTTCGTCACGGTATGCAATTTCATCGGCGTATCGTGCATCATCTACAGCCTCACGACCAAGCATATGATCACGCTCCCAGGAATTGTTCCACCTTCCGTAATCAATGTCATCCATCCCCTGCAATACACCAAGCTGATTATAAAGAGAAGCCTCTTCATCACGATACCTGCCATACGCCGCCTGCTCAAGCGCGGGAATATTCGCCGCAAGCTCCGACATATACCTGTTGTACGCCTGCTGTGAAGCAGATACCGCCGCTGTGGAAGCCTTGCCACCCGTAAGTGCCGCCGCATCACCGAGTGTGTCCTGCATCGCATATTTGCCGTTCTGCGTATAAACCTCTTCCAATGCTTTATAGGAATCATCCTTCGTGTAGTCATACTCAAACGGTTTACGGTTTATGATCGCAGATAACGTCTTGTCTATCTTGCCACCGTACTTGCTCTTGTACGTCGGACTCGTCCCGTTCTGATACTTGTATGTCTTCGCATAAGACAGACCTTCACCGTCTATCTTCGCATTCCTGCTTCTCTCAAGCGATGCCGCATAATCATAATCACCATGAGCAGCCGCCTCGCCGATCGCCGTTGTATAGTCAAAATCATCATCGGCAATGTAATCAACACCACCGTACTTCTTCGTCGTCCTCGCCATAAATCATCCCTCCGTATTTTTTCTCCCGATTTCAGAGAGTTTTTCCTCAAGTGTGTGTCCGTCGGTCATAACAATCCTGCTACCGTCTATTTCATCCATGATCTTCGTTATCTTGGAAATCAAGTCATTCAGCTCTCGGCATAACAGTTCTAATGCCGCTCTGTCGGATAATCCTTTTATATCAACAGCCTTGTTGTGCATCATGATTTTCCCCCCATACTCTCACGAAGCTTGGAAGAGATCCCCTTGATCCTTACATCACCATTGCCGGAAAGCCTGATACTGAATCCATCGCATCTCCTTATAGGGATCTCACAAACAAGTGCTGTATCTATACAGTAGAATACCTCCTTCATCATCTCGAAAGCACCGCCGTCATAAGATATTTCAATACGCATCGAGGATCCGGGAAAAAGACTGTATCTTACAGCAATCGAAGAAACGATCTTCTTCTTTTCCGAATAAAGATCAAAAGGTCCCAGCACAGCAGACCATCGCACTGCCTCATCTCCATCATTGATCCTGAAACAATTGTCCCGGTCTGCAATATAAATATCACCCGAGAGCTCGCACATGGATACGGTGTCGGTACCGTCCTCTATATACCAGAATCCATAATCCGTATCATATACATACAGATGTCGAACCCCCTTCTGATCCTTCATGGATATGTAATATCGTCTGTCATCATCTGCCGCAAACGCCTCGGTATACATACCTTCTCCCAGTTTTTTTGAAATGCATTCCGGGAAAGAACCGCTAAATACATATACACCACGCAAGCTTTTATAAAAAAGCCGTCCGGAAAGAGAGCATATGCTTTCACTGCACCCTCTCTGACATCCGTATGTCTCAATGCCTTGCAGTCTGTACATTGACGGTTTACTTCCGGAAAGTAAATGTATATGCCGTTCTTTGAACAGGACAATGTCCCCCGCATATGGAGCGATCCCGGTGAATTCTCCATCGGATCCGACCTCTACGCTGAATGAATCCATCGATGTCCCGGAGAAGTATCTGAAATTCAACGGATGTCCGAGTCTGGATGCCACGACGGTATTATCATCGCTGCAAACCCCGAAAAGCCTGTTGTCATTTTCACATATAAAACTCAATTTAGGAACAGTGCGGGTGATAGTAATAGCGCCGCCGTCGCCAACTTTTGTCGGAACAATCTGCGAACCCGAAAAGGTGAATTCTGTTTGTGTACTCGATATTCCGATATCAGTTATCACATATTCCGTCGCCTCATCACCGATGTCTTCTCCATCTGATATGTTGCCGATCTTAAGCACATCGCCTTCAGTAAAAGGGAAAAAATATTTTGCAAACTTCCGCATCCCGTATATAACATTGGACGGTGCTCCGAAATTACCATCGTGGAATGAAAATGTTATCTTATTGGTGCTTTGATCCACCAGGATATCATTCATCTCAAAAACAAGGACATCTTTGTTGTTTATAACAATAGTCGTATTTGGATAAAGTGCATCTGTACCGAAATCGTTATCAAGGTATACACACTCTCCATTCTCGGAAAAAGACAGCACATGATATTCACCGTTTGCACGAGGATTGAATGCCGCATCCGTAAAGTTCCACATTCTTATCGAATCGCCAACTTTCAGATAATCTTGCCACGGAAAATCTTCACGAATGAGACTGCTTATATCTCTCACAACCCTCATCTCGTTTCCGCACAGTTCCAAGCATCTACCATACCCGGGTACAATAGATACCCTCCCGTCCATTCTTCCGAATATATCATTGATATAGTCATAGAACACAAGATCCGGCGCAATACAGATCTTACCGTTACAAATCGCTATCGACTTTTCGGTATCTTTGTCAACATATCCGACCACTCTACCGTCATACCATAGCTTTCCATCTGCAATAAACGTAAGCTTTCCGTTCGCCCTAAAGACCTTGTCTATTTTTTCAAGTCCTTCGGGAAGCTGTATCGCATTTCTGGATCTGCGCGGAGAAAGATACGGATAATATCCGGATGAAAGGTTTGTCATCTCACTCATTTCCGAATTCATCCTTGCGGGAGTAGCATTGTATCCTCTGAATTCATTGATGTTAAAGCTCCCGTAAGGAACTTCATACCTTGCATATCCGTCAATCATAAATCAACCTCCGTCACCATAGCCCCGACACCTTGTGCTTGTCCGGGTTCCTATTCCTGTTGTAATATCTCGCATACGCAGAGTAAAGCTGCTGACATCTGCTGTACAGATTGTTATACAGCTCATACTCCTCACGTTCAAAATTAACCTGTGCCGCCGCATAATAACAGTACGCCTCATCATAAGGCGGCGGAAGCACAAGAACATCCTCGCTTGCCCGACACTCCGATACATCAATACCGAATATATCTATCTGTGCCCGCATATCAAGCTGATCAATATACCTTCCGAGCTTATCCGCCTCAAGCTCCGTGCCTATAAGCTCCGCCGCCCGTAGTATCGCTTCTCTCTTTGTCATATATCATTCTCCTTTTACAATTTGCCTGCAACCTTCCGCAGCAGCCAGTAAATATCCATATCCTTCGCCGCCTTCTTCTTCCATTTCTCCGGCTCGGTTATAACACCGATACCGGCGAGCAAAGAAACATATCCTTCTATCTCTTCCTCGATAGATCTGAGCTTTGAAGAATATGTACCTGCCTTGTTCGGAATGCCGATAAAGATAGCAGGATCTACCGTCACGGATGTACCTTTCTTCCTTACCTCAAAATGAGTGTGTTCCCCGAATGAATACCCCGTGTTCCCCATGATTCCGATCCTGTCGCCCTTCTTGACCTTCTGACCTTTCTTAACATACCGCTTCGCAAGATGGCACATAAATATACTGTACCCACCTGAATCGGTATCAAGACGAACGTAGTTGCCCCATTCCCAAGTTTTATTTGATTTACTTGTTACAATAGTGCTCGCCCCGATCACACCGTCACAAGGAGCAAAGACCGTCGGCGAGGAGATACCTACAAGGTCAATCCCCTTGTGATTATCACGCTTGCCGTTGAGTGTACGCCACCCGTAAGGAGACGTAACCTTAAATTCACCTTCAAAGCACGCATTCATTCCGAACTCCTCCTCTTTGTTCCGACCTTTGCCTTCTTCTCCGCTTCCTTCTCATCTTCCTTCTGCCATTCCCGCTCCTTGTATTTCTGCTTGTTCTCGTAGATCTTCCCGAGACATCCGCATTCAAACCCGAGTATACCGAGTACTCCATATACAAGAGCTTCCGGAACACCGCCCGTAGTTTCATAAAGCCGGATCATCTTAAGTACAAAAGCCACAAGTGTCACAGCAACGAATATAAGAGCAATATCCGACTTGCAGATCTTCTTATCCTTACTCTTCCTTGCCATTACCGTCACTCTCCTTGCTTCCGACCGCCGCCGCATCAACAAGTCCCTCTCCGACTATGTACGCTATAAGCACAGCTCCCGCCATTATAACAGACGTCGCCATAACAACAGTGTTGTCCGCACAACCTACCGCCGTCATAACAGATGTTGCAAAACCTACAACCGCCGCCCAGAACTTACGGCTGGTCAGCTTCTTCTTCCAGTCAATTTTCATATACATCTCTCCTTTACGAAAGAACATCCCACTTTGTGACTTCATCATGTATTTTGTCAATGAAGGAATTACCCTTCAAAGCCTTGTATGCCTCATAGAGCATAATAAAATTCTCCATCTCATACTGTCTGATCCTCTCATCCTCTCTGTGATGATAATAAATACGAAGCATCTCACTCCTGAGCTGACACTTCGTGCCCTCTTTAATCTTTTTGAGCGATGCCCAAACAGGAACAATAACTCCCGCAAGCACGCCAACCTCAGCGATAAATGCAACAATCGTCGATAATGTCATATCCTACCTCCTCAATAAATAATCTTAACATTTCCGACATAATCTACCGTTCTGTCACAGTATACGGTGATATAACAAGCATTTGCTTTTCCTGTACCGCCGTTGTCGGCAAGCCAAATAAATGCACATCCTCGTGCGGCAGCACATTCATTGGACGGTTCAAATACAGCCACAGACCCCAAAGGCACATCAAAGCCGCCTTCATAATCGTCATATACGTATCCGCCGTTGCCATCCTCTGCCCAAGATCCGCTGTTCATTACCAAATTTAATATGCCATGCTTGGCACCGTTAACAAGAACAGTTCCATCCTTCTTAACCGTAAAAACATTCTTCCTCGCCGATGCCGTACCGTTCCCGACTATAAATATCGCATCGCTGTCATCCGCATTGTATCGTCCTACAACAACCTGCCCCTGCTGCTTCGCATTAGTACCTTGACCTATAGCTGCAGACTGAGATCCTGATGCTGTGACATTTTCTCCGACTGCTAAAGAAGCTCTGGCTGTAGCCTTAGCGTTCTTACCCATAGCTATTGAGATATCACCACTCGCCTCAACATCAGCACCGCTTGTGAAAGCTGCATAACCCTTCGCATATGACCTTATACCCTGTGCATGGGAAAAGGTCCCTGAAGCTTCCGAGTCCTGACCTTCTACATGAGAGGACTGTCCCGAAGCAATTGTTCGATATCCTTCCGCATGAGCCTGTGCTGCACTCGCTATAGTACCATTACCTTCCGCATGAGAAGCAAAATAATTCGCCTGTGTACTGACACCTTCCGCATGAGAATGAGCTCCTTTTGCAGTTGTATTCAGCCCTTCCGCATGAGATTGTGATCCACTTGCTGTAGACCCCATACCTTCAGCATGAGCTCCTCCTCCTGATGCTGTAGTATTCTGTCCTTCAGAGTGAGCATTACCTACAGTAGCTTTAGTCTTATGACCTTCTGCATGGGATTCATTACCGATAGCCATATTTCCGCCACCCTCGGCATGAGCGCCATATGCTGCATAGTTGTTCACACCCTCAACGTGAGAATAAAAACCATCCGCAACATTGCCACCGCCCTCAGCCGAAGAATAAGCACCTAAAGCCATGTTGATTACTCCAACCGCAAATGCATTTTTGGTAATAAGCACAACACCGACATCGGGCTTATTATATACATGGAAGGTATAATCCGCAATGCCGCCGTCTGTGTCCTCATTTATAGCCGTAAATCCAAGACTATCCTCGGAATATGTAACAACATTGTTCACCACCGAAGCGATAGTTCCGCAATTGTTGTAGTGATTCTTGTTAACGATAGAGAATCCGTCTCCAACATCATAGGCAGGCGTAGCAAAAGACGTATCCGTATTATCTGCGGTCGATATCACAGGTACTACCTTTGTTTCGGAAAGATAAATCTTCTTATTAGTAAGGTCAATCGACTTGATATAGTAAGCCTTACACCCGACATGGTTATCACCATATGTCACGTTGCCGTACTTATCCTTGGAATATCCTCTTACATTCGCAACGCATCTATAATCCGGTTCCGGAAAAAGAGTAGCCTCGCCATTTCCATCTGCCAGGTACAAATCAACGGTAAAAAGACATCCACCGTCACTGTCAAACACAAAATCTCCGGTGGACATTTCTGATGTATCCACAGCTTTCGGCGCATTGTAACGCCGCCCGACTTCACAATCAAACGGTAAACCCAATGCCCTTACATGAATACCCGAACCGCCTTTCTCGCCTTTCTCGCCTTTTTCACCTCTGTCGCCCTTCTCGGCAATACAGAGCCACTTGTCGGTGTAAACCATAGGATTCTCACCTTTTGATCGCTCGGCAACAAGAACATAACTCGCCCCACCAAAAGCAACCTTGTTCCCACGAACATATTCCTTATAGGGATCAAACACTTCAAAAACATTTCTTGCATTTTCCGCCTTTGACACATCCTCATTGAGCTTTGCCAGATCCGTCATCGCTCCAACAAACATCGAATACTCCGGATCCCCGGCAACCTCATTGTCCGAAACAACAATTCCCGGCTCAACATTATAACGAAACCTCGCACTCGTCATCCTTGCATCCCCGGAATAAAAGTCGATAATTCCCACACAAAGCCCCGCAACAGCGGAAAGCCTCTCATCGGCAAAAGATAACTCCACAACAGCAGGGCAGAAGCACAGCACCGCCTGTACCGAAAGAGTAAGCGCAACCTTCATGCCGTCGCTTCTCTCTACTGCCACCGATACAGCGTCAACCCCGGTTATATCCGCACCCTTCCCGCTATCGTCAATCAGATGCATCCTCACGATCGGAGCCGTCTCACCGACTCTTATCCCGCGAAGCACCATGCCGTCATCCTTCTTGATCGGCAAAAGCCATTCAAATATTTTTTCCATAATAACCTCCGTAATATTAGGGGATAGGATTTAGGATATAGGATTTAGGGGATGATGATTCCTTCGGAATCTTCGATTTATTTAAAAAATACGGATTAAGTCGGAAGAACAAAATGATAGAATCAAGTAACATCTTTGATCATTTTTTCAATCAAATGAAAATTTGCGAAGCAAATTATCCTCCCCTATATCCTAAATCCTATCCCCTAAATCCTTTTCCACATCCAAACAAAACAGCGGCAGAAAGCACCGCCGCCTTCCACCGCCGTAATTCACTTTATATTGCTGACTCAAATACCGAGAGACTCGGTCTTCTTCTTGTATTCGTCCGAAAGCTCTCTCTGCATATCAGCAGCAGTCCTGTCCTGTTTTGCCGAATTGTCAAGAACTTCCTTGAACTTGCGCTTGATCATTACAGGCTCGCCACGCTTGATGATGCAGTTCTCACCGTTAACCGATACATATACATCATCACTGTACTTGCCGTTGTCACGGAAAAGCGTAACCTCCACAAGCTCTTCGCCGCGTGCAATAGCCGCCTTCACATCCTCGGATACAGCATCCGATACGGCAGGAATGCCTTTGCGTATGGATTCCGCTTCCTTCTTCGCATCCTCAATGATGCCGGCCGCAACTTCCTTTGCCGCCGCCAGGAGTTCTTCGATCTCCTTCTTCACAGCATCAACCTTTGCTTCCTTTTCGGATGCTTCAAGAGCCTCGTTCTTTACTTCCTTTGCCATAGTTTGTCACCTCGTCATTATCAGTTAGGCTCGTAAGAACCTGCCGCCGAGAAGCTGGATGCAGACTCAACTCTGACCATGTACTCCTCAACAAGTCTTTCCGCAGTCTTTGTAGCTTTCCAGCCCGCTGTCGCTCTCTGATCAAGAGGATCGGCGGTACCGGCAGAACCAAGCTGCTTGATGATGGTCTTAAGACCTCCGCCTTCGATCTCGGTAACACCGTAAGCATTCGCCCCAAGGAACAGCGTGCCGTATACACCGATACCGGAAGCACCTGCCTTGTCAAAGATCTTAGCTTCAGTTGTTTCAACGAATCTTACACCGTGGATCTTACCGATCTCACCCTCAAAGATGTTGGTCGAACCGGCATACTTGTTCGCTTCGATCCATTCCTCGTCACTCGTAAGATCGTAAGTAACGTCGGGATGAATGACCGCAACATAACAACCGCCTATCTTGGGAGCATTCATACGCTTGAGCTCTCTTGCCGCCATCTTTACAAGAGCACTTGTAAGCTTCATATCCGAACCGATAGCACTACGGGACGTCACACCGCCCGCATATATAACGTGAGTACCGCCGACCAGAACTTCACGGGTAATGGTATCAAGCGTAAGACCTGACTGATTACCGAGAAGCGTAACAGCCTCAACAAGATTGTTGTCAACAGCTGTAAGAAGAAGCATATCCGACAGCTGTACATAGTCACCGTACTGGGAAACGGTAGACTCAAGCGGTACAACCTCAAGACTTCTGCCGGATGGTGTCACACCTTCCTGGAGAGGTACCAACGCCTTGGGGAACGGCTTGTAACGCCTGAACTGAACGGTCTTGCCGCTACCCTTGGGAATAGGAACCTTCTGACCGAACTGATCATGCACCAGATTCGGCTGAGCATTGTCTATCAGAAGATCGCTGTAATATGTACGCATCTCCGCGGAAAGCCCCTCGGAGGTCGTAACATTTGTGTTGTCAAAAAGCCTAAGATATGGCTTGAATTTAAAGAGCTTCATATTATCATCCTTTCATAATTTACAGGACAATACGGCATCGTGTTCTATACTACAGAACAATCTTCTCTCCACGCCTTGCACGACGTGCGATCTCCGCTCTGTCCTCTTTAGTAAATTTGGATGGATCGCTCTTGACGATGGTCGCCGCACTGCTTCTGGCTCCCGCTTCGGAAGGTCTCATACCACGAGCTCTGATGTTATCGGTGACCTGCTTTCTGACAGCATCCGCCGTCACACGCATAGCACCGCTGACAATCTCATCATTGTGCACAACCTCAAAAGCCGTCTTAACATCAATACCGCTCTGCAAAAGTTTTAAGAATGTCGGATTCTGCGCCTCGGAATTCAAATCAAAACCCGGATAAAGCTCGGATAGCCTTTCCGCTTCGGCATTCCATCTCGTCATCCTCTCATTTGCGGCACGCTGTCTGTCAGCCGTTTCCTGTGCATTACGAAGAGCTTCGTTTTCCTTCTCAAGCTTCAGCTTGTACTTGTACTGCTCAACAGTCAAGCCCTCTGCATATGCTGCTTCCTCAAAGAACGAATCATCCTCACGTATCGCTTTGGTAAGAGCCGTGATATCATCGGACTTAACACCGTACTTTCCCGCAAGCAGACCGACAAGATCATTGGTATCAGTCTTGTATTTTTCAAGTGTACGCATATCGCGCGTACGCCTGTCAACAATACTTTTTACACGCTTGTTGAAAGCATCCTTGAACTCTCCTTTTATAAGAGCATCAAAGTCCTCATCACTACCTACCACAGCCTTTTCTTTGTTCGTATTGCGAACTTCGTTCCCGGCGACGGAACCGCCATTATCCCCGGAAGCTGTATCTTTTACCATACCCTGCGCATCGGTATCGGCATCCGCATTCTGCTTTCCGTAGATAACATTGCTGAGATCCTTTGCATTTCGCTCCGATCCCGCAACTTTGCTACTGCCATTTTCCGAGCCGGCGGCACTCGATGTTACGCCCGAACCCGCTCCGCCTTCATCAAAAAGCGAAAGCAAAGGTATGAACTTGTATCTATTCATACACAGTCCCTTTCAAAAGTTTATTTTACGAGGTCTTTCCCTCGAGTAAGTTCGCAGAGCGAACTTGTCAAGTTTTCTTCGAAAACTTGCGTATTGCTGCTCCGCAAAAACATTTTACTATAAATAAAGATTCAATGCGACATACGGTCTCAAGTTTCAACAACACATACATTGTCCGGATACGCATCCGCCAACATCATAAACGAACAAAGACAATACTCGAAAGCAAGCCCCGTTTTTATTCCTCCACGACAAGATATATGCCCGAACCCCGTCACAGGATCATACTCAACCAAAGGCTCAGAACCTATCGCATCAAGGTAATTTGCCAACGAAAAGAATTGCCCCGATAACGCCGCACAAACAATGTCATTACCCGGATTAAATCCCGCATGACCTTCCATCCGAAGATCAAACTTGCCCACAAACATCCCTCTCGAAAACTTATAAGAAATCTTCGTCATAGCTCTATCCCTTTTTCAACAATTTTGCATTTTGCACTTTACATTTTGCATTGCACGCAAAGCGCGCTCACACTTCAGTAGTCTTCGCCGTCATCTCCCGTGCCTTCTCCACATACCTGTTTTCCGGCACAGGATCAAGATTCACACCCTTTTCCGCCGACACAGGAGCCGAAGGCATCATCCCGGGCGTCGCATTCCCGACAAGAGCCTGCACCTGCTGCATCAACGCCATCCCGAACTCACCGCCGACAGAATTTGCAGCATTGACACACAGCTGAACCATCTGCATCATCTTATCCTGCAACGTCGCATTCTTTGACAGCGTGTCAACAAGCTTCTCCTTACCGTCAAAGGTCATCAGTTCCAACATCGGAAGCGTCATGTCAACCCTCGCAGGATCAAATACACCCAGATTCAAAAGGCTTACCGCAAGCTCATTCTGTGCATTCCTCTGATAAGAATTCTGCTTCTCGGCACTTATCTTAATGTCAAATACAGGCTCTCTCGAATACATCCGACCGTCAGCTCCCATGCTCTCGGAAAGACGTATATTCGAATTGTCATAGGAAATAAACTCCTCCTTGCCGCTTCCGGTTATTCTGAAGCTCCTTGTCTCATCATAGAATTGACGTATAAGCTCCAACACCATGTAGCAAATATTGCTGTAAGCCCTGTACGAACTCTTTACCATGTCACGGGATAGCTTTCCCGCCGCCTCCTGCAACGCCGCAATGCCGGAAGTGGTGGTGACGGAGCCTCCCATTCCCTGCGCATAAGACGTGTTACCGCTTGTCTCCTTCAGCTCGTCTATCTTATATTGCAATACCGAAAGAACAGCACCCGGAAGCGGCGCAACATCCAACTGACGCACGTGAGCCTCATCAAGACTTCCCTCAACCTCAATCATCTGATTGGTAAAATCAAGGAACACCTCCTTGTTTATCGCACTGTCCTTCTTCACAAGCCACCTGGGTGTCGCCGACATCATCGTGTTGTCAAGCATCGCACGATTGATCTTGTCAATGTACATCTGAGGATTCTTCGCAAGATCCACATACCCGAATCCGCAAGGGCTGTCCTCGTTGGGGAACAGCACATCAAACACAAAGGGATACATACCGTGATCATAGTACCCACGCTCCGCATAATTCGGATCATTCTCCGAAGCATACAGAACCGTCTCCCCGACAAACTTGCAATAATGCACAACCTCACGGCTTCCGACTACCTTCTTGTAGTACCAGTCAATAACAACACTCTTCCCGCTGTTGTCAATACTCTCATCGTGCCGATACTCCGCAAGATCAAAGCCCAAAGCACCACCGCCAAGCTTCCCCTCAAGCTTCGGATAACGACTTTTCAGCACATCTTCGTCATACACTTCCACCGAAAAAAGATTCCTCGACTTCTGCACATCACGTATACCCGGCTCCCAGAAGAGATTCAGCAGCTCCACTCGACGCACATCAATGTCTCCCAATCCCTTCTCAAGACTGTTCTCCCAAAATACTCCGTAAACGCACGCACCGTTCTTCAGCTTGTACCAGCTGTTGTCACTGTACACCTGCTCAAACTCACGCCTCTCAAGAATAACAGGTATGATCGCCGATAACGTCCTCGCATCAGGTCTGTCACCTTCCTCTCTCGGCAACACATTCGGACACGGAAAGTTGTCCATACAATCCGCGTGCTTGTTGATAATAACATTGAAAAGCCACGCCGATGAAGGCTCCGGAGACACATCATCCTTCTTCCTCAGAAATTCCCACTGCCTCATCTTGAACCAACGCTCATTCTCGATAATATGCTTCTCAAGATTCACCTTGCCCGCCTTATACTTCGTCAGCACCTCGTAAGCCTTCTTAACCTCTTCGGATCCGATCTTCACCGAAGCACTCTCTACCTCTTTAACTCCAAATTCCATATTAACCCCCGAAAATTCTTAATTCAAATAATATACCCATACCTATCCAACCTCGGTTCCTTCTTCATAAGATCCAGAGGATCCTCCGCTATCTTAGGTCCGATATTGTCCGCACTCCTTCTTGCCGCAATAGGCCGCGCCATGCAAACATACCTCCACTCGTCATAAATATGATCCTCGGTATCGGTATCAATGTCCTCAACGTGCTTCTCACTGTAAACAAGATTCGGAACGGTACGAATAAACCCACGGCACGTATCAAACACATAAAACATCGGAATACCCTTTTCATCAAAGGCAAGACGATAGTGACATTGCATCTTACCGGCAAGTCTCGTGTTGTCTCCCGGCTCAAAATATACCCCCTGCCGTGCCATCATCGCCGCTATACTCTCACCCCTGGACTCGTCAAATATAGACGGATCGCATATCCCGAATATGTGCCTGCCCTTGAGATTTATATCTGTATTCTCTATCTCACGGATCTTGCGTGCTATCTCATCGGGATTCAGCTTCACACCCTCATTCGGCGTATTTGTACATCCGTAATACTCACGAATGCGATAAATCCTGCCGTCATAATCAACAGCATACCATCCCACCGAAAAGGGCTTCGCATATCCGAAGTCAAAGCCACGGTATATCCTCCAGTCCTTCGGAACCTCAAAAGGCACGATAACATGACTCCATTTCCTTGTCCTGTACCCCTCCGGATTGTTTCGCCATTCCGAGAATACCTGCCCGGAAAAGCTCTCCCAGTCTCCGTACATAAGTGCCTTCCTCTCAGCCTCCGGCAAAAGAGCAAGATTCGCAACATAATTCGGATCATTTGAAAGCAACGCCTTGTTATCAAAGACGTTAGCCGGAACAAAACACCTCGTCCTCTCAATCTCCCGCATTCCACCGTTACCATCGGGAACGGTCACCCTCTCGGATACGGTCTCCAGGGGCCTTGCCGCATCAATAAACCTCTTCTTTACCCAGCCATGCCCGACACCGCCGGGATTTGCCGTAGATCTTATATATACCCTCGTTCCCGGTCCGTTCGCACGATTACGGGAGTAAAGATAGCTGTACTCCTCATATGTAAAATGCGTAAGCTCGTCAAAGGCTATAAAATCGTAAGCCTTACCCTGATAATTGATCTTGTCCGACGCATGATGCATAGATCCGAATACGATCTTCGCCCCACTCGGAAAGCTCCAGACGTGCTTTGAATCATTGTACCTGCACCCGGGCACAACCCTCGGATATAAATTCTGACTCTTCTCAATAAGCTCCGATAACTGCG